CAGGAAAGCATCACTCAATCCACTGGGCCCAAAGGAATCAGGGAAAAGGTCTGTAGTATGCGTAGCGATGTTGTTCGCATCATCGATATTCAAGGCCGATGATGCTACCAAGGATTGATCATCAGCACGAACGAAGGCTGTACCAGGGTTCAGGTCAGTGACTTGCATAGTCACCGCCCCATTTCCTGCTAGGAAATCACTGACAGCGTTTCCATAATCAGTTCCAGCCTGATAGATGAAGTCGACATGGTCAATCGCAATCGCTTGACCAGTGGGCACATTTACGTATGCTGAGAGATCTACGGTTCCCGTGATCCGTGTTCCCGAAGGACTTGCAGCAGGAAGTTGAACAGTTTCAGTCAGATAGAAGGAGCCAGTCTTTGCGGTTGCCATGCAAACGCCACACTAAGCCAGTGTAATAAATACACCGGTATCTTCTGCACCACGCAGTGGGCATTCTCTAAGACACACTCCCCCAAATGCCACGGGTGGGTAGTACCCGGTGCTGCTTCGCACGGCACCTTGCCACCGTATATCTACGACAAGGGGCTGTCGACTCTATGAATCTTTTAGTCTGTGACTACAAAATCCGTGGAAATCCTTCATATCTTTCTCGGCCGTTAAACAAAATCTATAAAGAAGAAGGGTCTCGGAAGTTCATGAAAGCAGTAGGAACATGGTCGGTTGATGTCAATGTGAAGGCATGGATTGACCAGAAGATAGCCAATAGGAGCCATTTCGTGAACAATATACTCAAGAATGCCATGCTTGACGAGATAATCAGGGATGCAAAGAAGGAACAAAGGCCAAAATGTACCAGGTGTAACCATACTATGCGATCTATGGATGGTGATGAGTGGGTATGTACGTATATTCATTGCAGGAGTGTGGAAGAATGAGACATGACAAGTGGTCACAGATGGGGGAAGACAATCTTGGAATTCATAACATCAGGTTTGCCGAGATCGGTGGGCCTGAAGGACATCGTGGGAAGTTGGATGTTCAACACTGGGGTCACAATGGCTTCTTCACCTTGATGAAGTGTATCTTGAACGACCATTGGGCTGATGCGAATTCCAAAGATGATTGGCCTCGATGGTATGTTGACCTGGTCATGTCAAAGATTTACTACTGTTGGGTTCGGATGCTTGATGAAGCGCATCCAGAGGAGGAGGAAGAAGAATGAAAGCAAGTCTTCTGGATGAATTGTGGGAACTCCTTCTTGACTGTGGTATGCCTGAGAAGGTTCCAGAGAAGGATCTCCTGTTGGAAATCTATTGGATGCTTGAGGAACTCTATGATGTGGACTCATGGAAAGAGGATTAGTCATCGATGAGTCTTCTGGATGTGCTTGTTAATTGTAGACATACTTGTCAACGATGGGCATCCCCACCATCCCCGGAGGAGATAATCTTATGATTCCTTGAATCTGTAATCCAGTTCCAGCGATCAGACCGAGTAATCTATCCTTCCAAGATAAACTAGACCATGGGTTCAGCGATGCAACAATCATTGCAGAACCAGCACCGTAGTCACTAATTCCTCTGATTCCAGATGTGACCATTCCAGTTCCAGTCATCGAGTGTTTTTCTGTCCAAGCGTATTGTTGATCATGATAGTACGCTATCTGGTCGAGTTCATTCCTTGGCTTGATCCCTGCTCTATGCTTTGCGGTGTAGGGAGTTCCGGCTCCTAGATATTCATATTCCCCGAAGACCCCCCAATCGTGGACTGGAAGTGGTTTGGATTTCGACGGCTTCTGCATCTCCAAGGATATAGAGGAATGGAGCAATGGCCGAGTTGATTGATTCTGCATCAACAATAATTTGCGCCTGAGGTCTTCCTCAAGACTGGCGAAGTTCAAATGACCGCCTCAATCTATTCAGGTATACGAACTCTGGTTCTTCAGTTGCAATTCCAGAAGCCACGTATCGATACTCTGGAACTGTGCAAATATCTGTTGGAAGATTTGGCGCATTCTTGCGTACTGTTACCAGACGTGCCAGGTAAAGAGTTCCACTTGCAGTGGGTTCGTTAGATCCACAGTTCCATGAATCTGCCATTGTCATACCCATAGGTGCGTTGCTGGTTTGAACGAAATCAAACCCCTGGCTAAACTTGATATTCATGTAATCATCTGGCGTTGAGGGGAATCCTACACTAGCAATCCCGATCACTAGAGGAGCCGTCTCGATTGGTTCGTCTGATACGATTACCTGGTCAAGCACTTCAATTCCTCCTAGCACTGCATCCACTATACCAGTTGCGGAATAGGGCATCGGGCGCTGTAGATACTGTGAAGCAAAGAAAGCAGTAAGACCTTCTTTAGTCCAACCTGCAATGTCCATCTGGTCCTCCCAAAGAAAGACTCCACTTCCAAGGTCCTGCCACGCTTCCTTAGTGACATTGGTATTGATAATCCAATCTGAGGCGGGAGTGTCATATTGCATCGAGAGGTGGGGTAAATATCTCACTAGATTGAATGGTTTATCGTCCATGAGTGTCACATCCTCTTCGCCTTGGCGTGTGCAGCCTTTTGCGCTCGCTTGAATCCATCCTTCTTCCATGATCCAGACTTCGTTTTGTACTTCCCCTGGACAGACTTGAATGCCTTGCTGTATTTGGCATTGTAAGCATTAGGTCGACGAGCTCTTTTTTCCTTGGGTTCATAGGCTCTACGTGCATCCTTTCGCACTTCGCCTTTAGTGGTTGAATGGGTGTGTAGGGCTTCGCCGCATCTCGGACAGTACCTGGGCATGATATCACGACTCAGCAGTGCTTTGAATCGCTATGGCCATCCAATCTTTGGTCGAAAGTTTAACTACTCTGCAACGAATTCTTGCCGATCCATGAACGACAGAAGCCGCAGTTGCATTGTTATCATTTCCGAGAGTGAGATACAATTGGTCATTCACTACCAGGAAAGCATCACTCAATCCACTGGGCCCAAAGGAATCAGGGAAAAGGTCTGTAGTATGCGTAGCGATGTTGTTCGCATCATCGATATTCAAGGCCGATGATGCTACCAAGGATTGATCATCAGCACGAACGAAGGCTGTACC